TCCGTGCAATCAAGGACAACTACGAGTTTGTTGCGTCCTTTGAGACAATTGTCCTCTGCTTTGACATGGACGACCCAGGTCAGAAGGCGGTTCGTGATGTGGCTGAGATCCTTCCACCTGGTAAGGTAAAGATCATGTCCCTGCCTCGCAAGGATCCAAACGAGATGCTGGTGAATGCAGAGCAGTCCCAGTTGATCACGGCCTACTGGAATGCCAAGGGATACAGCCCAGACTCAATCCTCCATGTCAGCGAGGTTCTGTCCTCGGAGAACATCAAGGATTCCCTAGAGGTCTTTGAGTATCCTTGGGATTCCCTGACCACGTTTATGATCGGTCAGGACAAGAGACGGTTGAACCTTTGGACATCCGCCACGGGCCACGGCAAGTCCACGATCATCAGAGAGCTTCTGTCGGATCACCTCAACGACGGACGACCAGTCGGTGCCGTGTTCCTTGAGGAATCCCCCGAACAAACTATAGACGACCTCATATCCCTCAAGCTTGGCAAGCCAGTCACGAAGATCAAGGCACAACGAATCCTCAACGAACTCCGTAGCAAGAAGAACAAGCCGTTGATTGACGAGGTGTCGGATACCCTAACTGAAGAAGAGTACAACCAAGCCAAGGCAGAGATTTCCTCAAAGCCTCTGTACTTATACGACCACATCGGCAATGCAAACATCAACAACATCATCAATCGTCTTGAATACATGGCCCTTGGTCTTGATTGTCAGGTCATCTTCCTTGATCACATCACTCTGCTTGGCAACATGCTGTTGTCCAGCGGTTCCGATTTTGGCAATGACGAGCGCCTGGTTCTCGATTCGGTAATGAAGAAGCTACGAGAAATCGTAGAAAGGACTGACGTAACGATCCATGTCATCGCACATATCAAGAAGACCAACAAGAATGTTGACGAGGGTGACCAAATCAACCTCAGCGATCTGCGTGGCTCTGGTTCTCTAGGCCAGATCTCCGACAATGTGTTCGCGCTTGAGCGCAACGCCCAGCATCCAGACCCGCTTATCCGCAACACAACCAACCTCCGTGTCCTGAAGAACCGCAGGGGTGGCCGCAGAGGCGTTGCATCCGCCTTGTGGTACAACGACCAGACATCAAAGTTGATGGAGGTTCCCTTCGCAATGACCCCTGAAGGAGAGATCCTGTACAGACACGAACTAATCACCTAAGGAGAAAACATGGCAATCTATGCCTTTGACATCGAATCCAATGGTCTGCATGAGACCATCAAGGGAAAGAAAGAGCTTCAAAAAGAGTTCAACACCATCTGGTGCCTGTCCACCATCAACGTGGAGACAGGTGAAGCCCTACTCTTTGAGCGTGACAACATCCCAATCGGCATCGACATGCTTGAAAAAGCCGATCTGATCGTGGGTCACAACATCTACGGATTCGATATCCCAGCATTGGAAAGGATGTACGGCTTCAAGCCTGGCCGCCCGTTCTTCGATGTCATCGACACGCTGCTGCTCAGTCGGATGCTGTATGGTGACGAGCCTCCTACGCCAGATCAAGGGCATTCCCTGAAGTCGTGGGGTCTGTTTCTCGGCAACAACAAGGGTGACTATAGCAAAGGCTGGGATGAGTACAACAAGGAAATGGGAGACTACTGCATCCAGGACTCCAGGGTAACCAAGGATCTCTACCACTACCTGATGAAGCAGGTTGACAAGATCGGGTTGTCCGAAAGTGCAATCAGGCTTGAGCATACCGTTGCCAAGATCATCAAGGAACAGGTCGAGAATGGATTTGCATTCGACATCGACCATGCTTCCCGTCTAACAGAGGAACTACAATATGAGATTTGCAAGATCAAAGACGACATGCAGAAGATCTTCCCACCCATTGTCACTGCTAGATATAGTGAGAAAACAGGAAAGAAGCTCAAGGACGGTGTCGAAGTCTTCAATCCCAGCAGCCGTCAGCAGATCGCACGGAGACTTGGGGACAAGTACGGATGGGAACCAACGGAGACCGAAAAGGGAAACCCAAAGGTCGATTATGAGGTTCTATCTAAGCTAGATTATCCAGAGGCTCAGGTTCTTTGCGAGTATTTCGACAAGGACAAGCTAAAGAGCCAGGTCATGGATTGGATCGCACGGGCCGTGATGTCCCGTGATGGTCGCATCCATGGCCTTGTGAATACGCTGGGGACGGTGACTGGGCGTATGTCTGCACGGGAACCAAACCTGCAGAACGTCCATTCGGATCCCCGTGCCCGTGCTTGCTTCGTTGCATCCCCTGGTAAGGTAATCGTAGGCGCGGATCTCAAGGGTCTGGAACTACGGATGCTTGCGCACTATCTACATCCATATGACAACGGCGTGTATGTCAACGAGGTAACCAAAGGAGATGTCCATATCCACAACCAAAAAGCAATGGGAGTGCCAACACGGGACATGGCAAAGACTGGTATCTACTGCTTCCTCTATGGTGGTGGCGACGCCAAGTTTGCCAAGACTATCAAGACGACGGAACACACGGCTAAGAAGGTAAAGTCAAACCTTACGTCAAATATCGCAGGTCTTCAGAAGATCATCGACATCTGTCGTTTTGACAGCACCAAGCATGGTTTTGTCAAGCCATTCGATTGGCGACCCGTCTTCGTAAGAAAGCAACACGCAGCCCTGAACACCCTGCTTCAGTCCTCTGGTGCCCACATTGCAAAGGTGTGGTTGTGCGTTGCCGATGCAAACTTAAAGTCAAGCGGACTGTACTACAAGTGGCTTGTAAACGTCCATGACGAAGTCCAAGTAGAAGCGGATCCAGAGCACGCTGACCAAGTAGGTAGAATCATCTGCAAGGCTGCGACAAAAGCTGGAGAAATTCTTAAGTGCAGCTGCCCAATTGAAGCAGAGTACAAAATCGGTAAAAACTGGTCGGAGACACACTAATGCCAAGAGACTATAAGAAAGAATACGCTAAGTTCCAATCATCTACGGAATCCAAGAAGGACCGTGCGCACCGAAACAAGGTTCGTCGTGAGGCTCTTCGGGATGGTCGGGTAAAGAGAGGCGATGGCAAGGACATCGATCACAAGGACGGCAATCCCAGGAACAACTCAAAGAAGAATCTTCGTGTTGTAAGCAAATCAACCAACAGAGCCAAGCGATGAACTCCGTCTTGTTTATGCAACAGGTAACCGACTTTATAGCAAAGAATGTGGACCATCCGATGGTTGTTGAGTACAACAAAGGAAACATCGGTCTTGGATATATCATTAGAAACTGGGATAAACTAACAAATGAGACTAATTCAACTGTCTGGGATTGGAAGAGTTGGCAAGACAACAGTAGCGGACATGATTTGCAAGGCGGCGTTCAAGCTGGGTTACCGTCCTGTGATTGTGCCTTTTGCCCAGGCCATCAAGATGGCTGCGGTTGAAGAAGGCATTACAAAGGAAGCCAACAGCCAGAAGTACCGAGATTATTGTCAGAAGATCGGTGCTGAAAAGAGACAACTGGATTCAGAATACTGGGTAAACAAGACCGACGAGATCATCAAGGACTACATGGTTAAGGAAATCGATAACAAGAAACTGCACACTAACTGGGAATATGTTATCGTGCAGGACGATGTTCGGTACATGAACGAGCTGGCATACGGCAGAAACCTAGCTGCAATCCAGCTTTTTGTCCATGCTGGGGATCGTGTTGTCCAGGAATATAATGCCGAATGGCGCAAGCATGAATCGGAAACACTGGCCAACCAAGTCGTGGCTTTCATGGGTTTGCCTAATTCCGACTATGACGAGTTGTTCGATGTCTTTATTGAAAACTCTGGAACCCTAGCAGACCTTGAACAAATGATCAACGAAAACATCAAAGACTGTTTGGATTCCGCGTGGATCGAATTGGAGGAGATAGAAGATGGAAGCAATTCTTGACGGAGATATTATTGCCTATAGAGCCGCCTTCTGGGCGGATGTAGAGGGCATCGATGAATTACCAGGACGCATTAAGAAAGACCTGGAAGCGTGGACACCTTCAAACATTTCAAAGGTGTATGTTGCAATGTCCTGCCCTAGGTCCAATAACTATCGTAGAGATTTCTGGCCTAGGTACAAGCAGCACAGTGATGATTTCAAGTCGCCAGACTCAATGTCAGTCGCCATTGAGACAATCTA